GTCTTGGTATTGCAGAAGACGAAGACGAAGACGAAGACGAAGACGAAGACGAAGACGAAGACGAAGACGCCGAGAGGACGGCTTCTGAGACTGACCCCGACGGCATCGAAGAGGAAATCACACAAGATTACCTTGATGACGTTGAGGAACTTCGTCATGGCACGGAGTTGACGACTGGCCCGAGTATAAGTGCCATCGCTCCGACTCGTAGTGAGTATGTTGCCCGTCTCAAGACTGCTTCGACTCGGCTGGACGGGATTGCGGCGACTCTTGAACGTGAAGGTCGTATGGAACTGGCATTCCGCGTGGACAAGGTCGCAGACCAAGTTGACGCTCGTATTAACCAACTCAATGGAGGACGCTACTAATGAGTAAGCGTGTAAGGATGACTCAGCGGCGTCGCCAAGGGGCGGACGAAAGCATTCCGTATCCTGGCAATGTTAATCAGCCGGACCGTACTGACCCGGCGTGGGAAGCGTATCACACTTTCGAGCAGTCCATCAACCATGAGTTGCCGGACATGCGTCATGAGTGGCAGGACAATCCCCGCGACGAAATCGGTTTTGGCATTCCCGAAGCATGGGGCATGGTTCCCACGGTTCCGGCTGCTCCTCGTGAGGCTTCTGTCCGTATCGCGGCTAACAAGTCAGTCAAGTTGGCTGTCCTGTTGCTTGGCGAAAAGGCTCCTGAAGAAGTTATTGAAGCTCAGGCTCGTGACTTCATGGGAATGCCTGGTGGCGTGATGGACCGTACCCTTTCTCGTTTCGCTGGGACTCAGAAGTTCTACGCGGCTGACGAGGATGGTGCGGACTCGGAAGAAGCCGAGGAAGAGGAAGCGGAGAATGAGACCGACGAGAAGTCCGAAGACAAGACCGAAGAGGCCAAGAAGGCTTCTGAGGAACTTGCCGAAGGCAATGACGACAATCCGACTCCTGACGCGGTGAAAGAAGCTGCCGAGGACGAGGACAAGGAAGTTCAGGCGATGGTTGCTAAACTTCGGAAGCAGAAGTCCAGTGTCCTTGCCAAGGCTCAGTCCATAATGGCTGCCGAAGACGAGGCGGAAGAGGTTGCCTGTAAGGCTTCCGATGACGCAGAAGCTGAAGAGACGGTAGCGAAGAAGGCTGCGAAGCCTGCTCGCAAGGCTCAGATGGGCGAACTTGACATCGAGCTTTCTCCGGCAGTTGATACTGGTCTGGAAGACGCGATGGAAGTTGATGCCGAACTCGAAGGTTTCTTGGACGATGAAGTCCCGGTTGCCGTTGAGGACGAAATCGAAGCTCTCGCGGCTTCTCAGAAGCAGGCATCCAAGAAAAAGGGTATCAAGAGTATTGGCGCGCAGGTCCGTGTGGCCTCTTCTGCCAGCACTGGCGAAGCTCCTTCGTTGGAAAACATCTGGACGTCCGCACCGGACGTGTCTGATATTTTCAATGGCTGAAGTGAATGAAGGGGGCATCCGGTGTCCGGGTGCCCTCCGATAGATAAGAACTGGTTGGCCTTGAATACGAGGGACCAGAAACACCACACAGAAAGGATAGAGAGATGTCGTTGACCATCCTCATCCGTACCCAACTCAACAGCATTCCGGCGCTGTCGGACGACTGCTTCACGAAGCAGAACTACGGCATCAACACCAATGCTACGTTGAGCGTGAACACCCCTCGGGGCGTACTTGGTGGTTCCGTGGCTGGCGTTAGCGCTGGCTTGGACTACACAGTCGTTCCCTGCACGGACGTGCTCCGGCCTGTTGGTTTGTTCGTGAACGATGCCGCTGGTGCAGCGTTTGAGAACAGCCCGGCAGTCGCGAGTGGCAAAGTCGCGGTTATCAAAGGACTCCCCTCTATTGAGGTGGATGTCTACGAGACCCGTAACGCTGCCGCAACCGCAGACCTGGACTATGCAGTCAGCGACAAGCTGTACTGTTCGGCTCAGAGCTTGCTGACGAACGAGGCTTCCACGGAAGCTACGGTCATTGGCATCTGCACGAAAGCGCCGAGTACGGCGTCCCCAACCCTTGGTATTGACCAGCGCATCTAACGAGAGCGCAACACCTCCAGGAGATACAGATGGCTGTTGACAATCAAACCAAGCAAGAAATCATCTCGCAACACATTCGCACGGCTGCTGGCCGTCAGCGTTTGGCTGCGAGCATGATTCAGCCCCTGCGTCGTCGCCGGGACTACATGAGTGTGGGTCGTAAGGCATTCTTCGTGGAAGCCTTGCCGGATGGTGCTTTGCCCATCTACGACAAGGACCCGAACATCACCGCCTACGTCGTGGGCGAGGAAGGCGAGAATATCGTCGCGGTTGCTAAGCCCAAGCGCGTCCTGTTCCCGTTGTTCGAGATTGCCTCGAATCCCGAAATCCAACTCACGGAAATCAAGCAGCGTCGTTTTGACCTGATTGAACGTTCCGTGGACTTGGCGAAGGCTGAAATCATGGCAGAGGAAGACCGCAAGGTTTTTGCCGTGATGGATGCTTTGGCCGCTGACCCCACCAATCCGAATCCGGCAATCCCGGTTACGGGTAACCTGACGGCGAATGCCTTGGCCGACGCCTTTGCGAACATCGAACGCACCGACATTCGTGTCGCCACTGTGTTCCTGAACGCCAAGGACTACGCTGACCTTCGCAAGTTTGACCGTGACACCCTTGACATCGAGACCCAAGCGGTCTTGCTGAAGACGGGTCTCATGGCGACCTTGTGGGGTGCCAAGCTCATCGTCAGCCGTATTGTGCCCGAAGGCACTGTGTACGTCTGCGGCGAGGCTGAGTTCTTCGGACGCATCCCCGTGCGCACAGAATTGACAGTCCTCTCTGCTGACGACCCGAAAAATCGTTTGATCGGTTTTTCTGTGTTTGAACAGGTGGGAATTGGGGCGTACAACCCATTTTGCCTCCAAGTCCTCGACATTACGAGAGTTTGACGTTACCAGCGTACATAACTCTCTAATTTAGAGAAGTTTACGCCCTTCGGGTTAAAATCCTGAAGGGCGTTTTTATTTTGGGCGTTCCGTAAATGAGGAATGCTGATGTGATGAAATTCGCGCGAGAGAAGACGTATGAGGCGTTATGCTTGCTATATGATGCTTGTGTACTGATACAGCAGGAGATGTCCGTCTCAGGTGATTGTCCAGAGCGGGACTTGCTGGAATGGATGACGATTCGTTTAGGTTGTCCGCGCCGCAGTGGCAAGACGACAGCCATCAAGAAGCTGATAAGTGACCGGTGTCTCAAAGCCGCAGTGATTTCACCCAGCCATAATATGGCGAAGATGGTAGATTTTGGAGCACCTTCAATTAGCATGGAGGGTGTTCATCAGCTTGCTGATAGCGGAGAGATTGATGTGGTATTCGTGGATGAGGCGGACTTTGTGATGGTCCACGAGAAGGTGGGGGAGATGTTAGGAGTTTGTGCTTCGCTTGCGAAGTCTAATCGTGAGCAAGGGAAGCCATTTGTGTTGGTGTTGGTAAGTAGTCCATTCATAAAGCATGATTGAGGAGGAAGCCTATGAAGTGAACTGACCGTGCTCTTACCGGATGAGTCGAAACTCCGAGATACCCTGTTTCCAACCTCCTGAACGGAGCGTACCCGAATTGCTGAAGACGCAAGGAGTATCACTATGTCTACTATTGAAGTCCCTTCTCGTGTGGCTTTTGTTAACATCAAGGATGGGCATGTCTTCTTTGACTGTTCCCCTGCTGAAGCTCGTATGGCGGCCAAGCTCATCACGGAAATGCGTGATGATGGCGCATCCAATCTCGACTTCATGGTAAAGTTCCAGACGGAAGTAGGTGCGGTTGTGAAGTCCGCCTCGTCAGCGCCTGAGAATGCCGAGTGGACGATTGGAGCCTTCTCGTCCTTCATTATAGCTGATGGCTTCAGGGCGTTGGAGAAACGTGAAGTGCGCGTTAGCCACATTGTGATGAACGCGCTGGAGTACGCCTCCATTCGCAAGTTTGACAGGGACTGCATTGAGGCGGTCACCGCGATGTGGAAGCTGCGGGCTGGAGTTATGGCCTATATGTGGGGTTCGTTGATTGTCGTGAGCAAGGAGATGCTTCCTGGCTCTGTCGTGTTTTGCGCTGCGGATGAGGACAGTCCCGAGTTCTTTCGGGTCTCCTTGAAGTACGACACGGGTTCGGATTACGGCAAGCCCATGACGAAGGAGCAGCCGTTGGACGATGTGAACGAGAAGCTGGAGCGTCTTCTCGCATGCTTGGCGGGAAAGACTGACCTGGCTCGTTGAGACTTGCGCCCTCCCCGACAAGTAGCTTGGGAGGGCGTTTTTGTCTGGATGTGTAAAGTGGCGTATTAGAGGCTGTCTTTTCAGATTTCCTTGATACTGTGTCCTATGGTAAGACATTGATACAACCGAGAGAGGAAACATGGACAACATTACTCGTAGAATTCTGGACAAGTATCAGTCTACATACATGAGTCGGGTTGAGATTGCTCAAAGTTTGGGGCTGGGATTTCATGTGGTGAAGGGTCGCTTGAATCGGCGTTTCAGGTCCCATCCAGAGGATAAGTTCCGTTCGGTTAGTGCCGAAGCTATTGTGGACAAAGAGCCATCTTTGGTGGTCATGTCGAATGCGATGTCTGAGGACGAGTTCATAGAGCCTTTCGACTGGACGAAGAGGCTTGTGGATGGGTTGGCACGACTGGTTCCGGGGACGAAGAATGCGGTAATCCATGATGACGATTTTCGTCGTCATTTGATGGTTCCTCAGTCTAAGTGGAAGAAGCTCCGTCGGTCGGGAGACTTCAAGAAGTACCAATTGCTAATCAAGGGGTCTGTTTATTGGTGTCAGCCCGATACTTCTGCTCGGCTTCGTGCGAAAATCGAACTTTCTGATGAGGTGTTTTGATGGCTGACGATATTCCTTCTGCGTTGTCAGAGGACGAGTTGATAGGCGAGGTGCAGCCTGGGGAGGAGATTGATTATCTCCGGTCTCAAGTGCGCAAGCGAGATGCAGTGATAAATAAGCAGCGGAATCGCATTGGGGAGTTGGAGAATGTTTCCGAGTTGTTTTCGGTAGCGATTCGGGCGCTGCCTCCTCCCAAAGACTTTGACTTTAGGATGCCGAAGAAGAAGGGTGTCTCCCCGGCGATGGCGGTATTATGTCTTTCCGATTTTCATGCGGAAGAGACGATTGACCCTGAAGAGATGGAGGGGTATGCCGAGTTCAACTGGGACATTTTCATGGCTCGGGCGTGGAAGACCATTATCAAGACGGTGGAGATAGTTGACTTGGCGCGGCATTCGCAAGAGATACGAGAGATAGCTGTGTTTTTGCTGGGAGATATGGTAACAGGTGACATTCACGCAGATGCCGAGCGTACTGCGTCGATGCCATTACCGATTGCGATAGTTGAGTTGGCGGACATTATTGCCCAGATGCTCAATTTTCTGAGTGCTCATTTTGAGACGGTGCGGGTGGTAGGTGTTTGTGGAAATCATGGTCGTAAAGACCTCAAGCCAGTAAACAAGCAGAAGGTAGACCGTAACTGGGATACCAGTTGTTACCACATTGCGCAGAAGATTACTCGTGACAATCCTCGTATTGAGTGGTTGCTCCCGAAGTCTCCGGCGGTTGTTGTTGGGGTACTTGGGGCTGACTTGCTTCTGAAGCATGGAGATGGTATCAAGAGTATGGGAGTGACTCCGTATTACGGGTTGGTTCGTGATACAAGCCGGGAGATGCAGAAGCGTCGTAAGGTCCAAGACTTCGATTATGTGATACAGGGACACTTGCACCACTTTGGCGTGGTGGAGGGCAATCGGATTCTGTGTCCGAGTCTTATTGGACCGAATCAATACAGCTACAATCTGTTGCATTCGACGTATCCGGCGGAGCAGCTTTTGTTTTTCACTACGGAGAGTAAGGGCTTGATTGGATTGCATCCGATTAAGTTGGATGGGGCGAGTGGACATGGGTTTATCAGGGACGTTCTTCTGACTTCTGGATGATGGTGAGTCAAGTTTTCTTACGGCTTGACGATTTTTAGAGTAGGCGGGGGGGTATAATGTTGTGCAGCTTGCCATGTCGGCGCGCTGGTAACAACAATCAGAAGGAGCCACACAATGGCGAAGCATGAGTTCTACGATGTGAAGGCGAAAGCCAAGGTCAAGGTCGCAGTGACGGAGAAGGTGACGTATGGGGAGAAGGGCAAGGAGCGTTATGCTTTCAAGGGCGTGACGAAGGATGGCCGCAACTTGACGGCGTTCGTGAGCAAGACTGATTGGGAGAAGACAAAGGTCTGACCAGTCGCGAGTTTAGTGAAGCCCTCGGATTCGTCCGGGGGCTTTTTGTTTTTCATGGGACGGGGGGTATAATGGTTTGAGAAACAGCATGATGGAAGGTGAGACCGTGAGTGAGCCGAGATGTGAGATATTGACAGGGAGTTCGATTGACTTGGTGAAAGCTCTTCCCGCAGAGCATTTTCATGCGGTGGTGACATTTCCGAGGACAGTCGGGTGTAAGGGGCTTGACGGTTATGCCAGGTATGCCTTTGCTTCTCAGGAGGAGGGTTATTGGAGGGCAATCATGCGAGTGTTGCGTCCTGGGGCTTTTATCTTGGCGATTTCGGATGTCAAGGACTTGGCGTTGACTGGCATGGTGCTTCGTATGGCGAAGGCTGAGATACGAGATAAGATTGACTATTACACTGCGGGACCGGAGGCATTGGACTATCTGGATTTCCGGCAATACATGGTGAGGCTGGTATCGCCTCCTGTTGGTGGAATCATTCTTGACCCGTTTTGTCGAGACGAGTTAACGATGCGGGCGTGTGAGCTTGAGGGTCAAGGTTATGTTGGGATACGAGAGGAGGGCGTATGAACATTGATGACATTCGCAACAAGGTTTTCCAAGGTGACAGTCAACATGTGTTGGCTGATTTTCCGGACAATTGTGTAGACGCTGTTGTTTGTGACCCTCCATACGGGCTTGCAGAGGAACCGGATATGAGGGATGTGTTGAAGCATTGGCTGGCGGGTGATGACTTTGAGAACAGTAGTTCAGGATTCATGGGAAAGTGTTATCATCCAGATACTGATGTCCTTACAGATTCTGGCTGGAGTCCTGTGAGTGATGTTAAGATTGGCGACTTGGTGTGTTCTTTGAACCCAGCAACGAGAATGATTGAATATATTCCGTGCA